AGTTGGTAACTTTGTTACTCTGGAATTTAACCAAGAAGAACAAGAAATTATTAATCTGATTGGTGCATCTGAATCGTTTTCTGATGTTTTGATTGCTGCAGAGGAATTGTATAAGTATTGTAAGAAAGAGAAAGAACAACAGCAAAAAGTTACTGACTTTGATTCTCATGAGCAACAAGGCGATTCTCAATCTCCTGCTAATCAAATTGTAGAGACTAATGACTCCCCTTCAGAGGAAGAAGGTGAGAGTAATAACTCCCAGGAACAACCTGGCGAAACCGACTCTTATGGTGGCACTGCTGAGGGAGATTCGATTCCATCCGATTCTCATGAAGAACCTGAAGTTCGCACTGCGGATTCTCTAGAGGATAAAATTCGTGACTTGGTAAATCAAGATGGATATGAGAATGTTTATGTAGAAGTTCCTCAAGTTAATCTTGATACTGTTATTGGTAAAAATGCTGAGGTTCATGAGTATATTGATTCATGTTTTAGTCAGCAACAAAAAAGTCAGGATGAGCGATGTGATGAACGTAATTGGGGAAGAACTAACATTTTTAAATATGCAGATGAAGAATTTAAAAAGTTCAAACTGTCTGCACAAAAAGAAGTCAATTATCTGGTAAAAGAGTTTGAGTGCCGCAAGGCAGCAGATCAATATGCTCGTGCTTCAACTGCTCGCACTGGACTTCTTGATACTGCTCGTCTTCATTCTTATAAATTCAGTGAGGACTTGTTCAAGAAAGTTACTGTGGTTCCTGATGGTAAGAATCATGGACTTGTCTTCATTCTTGATTGGAGTGGCTCTATGCAAAATGTCCTTGTAGATACTTGTAAGCAACTCTTCAATCTTATTTGGTTTTGCAAAAAAGTTAATATTCCTTTTGAGGTTTTTGCTTTTACAAATGAGTGGCGCCGTGGTGATTATGATTATGATAAAGGACGATTTATTTCTGCAGATAGAACCTCTCATTACGAAAAGAAAGAAAATCTTTTGAATGTAGAAGAATCTTTCTCTCTGATGAATCTTCTTACCAGTAAAGTTTCTGGCAAAGAACTTGAGCGTCAAATGCAAAACATCTGGCGTCTTGCTGTTTGTTTTGCTGATACTTATCGTACTCCTTATACTTATCCTACTCGTTTGTGTCTGTCTGGAACTCCTCTGAATGAAGCACTGATTTGTCTTCACCAAATTCTTCCAAAATTTCAGAAAGAAAATAAACTTCAAAAAGTTCAATGTATTGTTTTAACTGATGGTGAAGCAAACCATCTACCTTATCACGTCGAAGTGAAGCGTAACTGGGAATCTGAACCTTATCTGGGTGTTCGTGGTATTAATCCCTGTAAGACTTTTTTACGAGATCGTAAACTTGGTACTACCTATAAAATGGATTATGGATATCATCAGTTTACTGATGTTCTCCTCCGTAACCTGAAAGATAAGTTTTCTTCTGTAAACTTCATTGGTATTCGTGTTCTTGAGGGACGTAATGCAAATCGCTTTATCAGTCTCTATCATGAGTATAGTGATAAGCAATACGAAAAAATTCAAAATGATTGGAAGAAACTGAGAAGTTTTACCATTACCAACTCTGGATATGATGCTTACTTTGGAATTTCTTCCTCTGCACTTTCTCAGGATAGTGAGTTTGAAGTTGCTGATGATGCTACCAAATCTCAAATTAAATCCGCTTTTGTTAAATCTTTGAAGACTAAAAAACTAAATAAAAAAGTTCTTGGTGAATTTATTTCTTTGGTGGCATGAAAAAAAAATTTCCGTTTGAGCACATAGTTAAATACGATACTGAAGAAGTTTGGTTAGTATGTGATAGTGCTATAGCAGCTATGGGAATTGGTGAAATTGTTAAGCAATTTTATCCAGGATTTAAAGCACGTATTGGTAGTAAAGAATATCTAGAAAGTCTTAGGAACCAGTTGGAAAACTGACTACTAGGTGTCCTAAACGTATTTTCTTTGCATTATAATAATTTCAGTTGAAACAAACCAACCACATTATGCCCCGCACTCAAATGACTGACGATCAAATTCTTAATGATATTAGGAATACGTTTGGTGTAGAATTTACCGCTGCTGATGTTCGCGGTTATTGTGCGTCTAAATCTATTTCCTATCAAACTGTCACAAAACGTCTTGAATCTTTTAAGGTTGGACGTGGAAAGTGGAATCTTGAAGTGACTCAAGAACGTGTTCAAGAAATTGAACGTTCTTTTCACAATGTCTCTGTTCTTCCTGAAGTGCATCAAAACCTCATTCCCGAAAAAGATGATACCTTCGTCAAGTTTGGTAATTTTAACGATATTAAAAAAATTATCCAGTCCCGTCTTTTTTATCCAACATTTATTACGGGTTTGTCGGGTAATGGCAAAACGTTTAGTGTTGAGCAAGCGTGCGCTCAACTTAATCGTGAATTGATTCGAGTGAATATTACTATTGAAACTGATGAAGATGATTTGATTGGCGGATTTCGTCTTGTAAATGGCGAAACTGCTTGGCACAATGGTCCTGTGATTGAAGCTCTTGAGCGTGGAGCAATCTTGCTTCTTGATGAGATTGACTTGGCATCTAACAAAATCCTTTGTCTCCAATCCGTGTTGGAAGGAAAGGGTGTTTTTCTTAAAAAAATTGGTAAGTTTGTGAAACCCGCTGCTGGTTTCAATGTGATTGCCACCGCGAATACCAAAGGTAAAGGTTCTGACGATGGACGCTTTATTGGGACTAATGTACTCAACGAAGCATTCCTTGAGCGTTTCCCTGTGACATTTGAGCAATCATATCCTGCCCCCGCAGTTGAGCAGAAGATTTTGGAAGGAATTGCTCTAGATCTTGGTGTGGAGGATCGTGATTTCTGCAAACGCCTAGTGGACTGGGCAGACATCATTCGCAAGACTTTCTATGATGGTGGTATTGAGGAAATCATCAGCACCCGCCGCCTGGTTCACATCATCCGTGCCTACAGCATCTTTGGTAACAAGGCAAAGGCAATCGATGTTTGCACCGCTCGTTTTGATGATGAAACTAAAACGGCTTTCATTGAACTTTACGATAAAGTGGATGCTGACTTCCAATTGCCCGTTGACGAACAGCAGGCAAACTGATAGAATATTTGGAGGTTAATGTGCCTCCTCTTTTTACTCTTTACTATGAAACAAAATGTCTGAAAACTTTGAAAGCACTTATGAAAGTTCACTTCCCAATCAAGACTTTTGGGAAAACGATGGAATTAGTTTGACTGGAAATCCAATTCCTTCTCCAGATATGCTAGTGCTTGGTTCTCGTTTGCCTGGTGGTTTGGGACAAGATCATATTTCTTTTACTGTGCCTTCTGAATTTAATCTGAGAATGCCTGAAGATACAAACAAAAATGGTTTTTGGAAATACGAAGAAGACAAAACCCTAAAAGAAATCGAGCAGTATCTTTCTAGCACTTATCATTCGCATTATACTTCTGAACAATCCAAGACTCAAACTCTAGATTTGATTGAGAGTATCGGTGATGCTGAACCATTCTGCCGCAGTAATGCAATCAAATATCTTTCTCGCTTTGGTAAAAAGAACGGAAAGTCTAAACAAGATATTCTAAAAGCAATTCATTATTGCGTTCTTCTCTATCACTTTGCTGGACTTCACAAAAATACTGCCAATACCTATAACTATTGATTATGAAACTCTCTGATAAAACTCTTTCCGTTCTGAAGAATTTTTCTTCCATCAACCAGTCTATCCTTTTCAAGCAAGGCAGTAAACTTCGCACTATTTCTGTGATGAAGAACATTCTTGCCGAAGCAACAATCACTGAGGAACTCCCTAAAGATTTTGGTATCTATGATTTAAACCAATTTCTTAATGGACTTGCCCTTCATCAAAGTCCTGAGTTAGATTTTGAGAATGATGGTTATGCTGTTATTCGTGAAGGAAAAATGCGTTCCAAATATTTCTTTGCAGATCCTACCGTTATCATCACTCCTCCCGATAAAGCGATTAGTCTTCCCAGTGAAGATGTATGTTTTGAAGTGAGCACTGAGCAACTTGATAAACTTTTGAAAGCTGCTGCTGTCTATCAACTTCCTGACATCTCTGCTGTTGGTGAAGCAGGTGTGGTTAAACTGGTAGTTCGTGATAAAAAGAATGACACTTCAAATGATTTCTCTATCGTTGTTGGTGAAACTGACTCTGAGTTTACGTTTAACTTTAAAGTAGAAAATATTAAAATTCTTCCTGGAACTTATGAGGTGGTTGTGTCTCAAAAACTTTTGTCACGTTTTACTTCCAAGAACCACGATCTGGTGTATTATATTGCTCTAGAACCTGATTCTACTTTTGGATGAATATATTTGTAACAAATCCATTTCCTGCAGAAAGTGCTATTTGTCTTCCCGACAAACACATTGTCAAGATGCCATTGGAGTGCTGTCAAATGCTTTCTATTGTGGCATCTGAAAAATGGGGTTATAACTACGGCACTCTCCCTAAGGCTGATGGCACTGCCTACAGAACTGAAAAGGGTGCGTTTCGTAATCATCCCTGTACCAAATGGGCAATGGATAGTATCCACAATGCCTATTGGTTGATTAAGTGGGGAATGAACTTATGTGATGAGTATCATTTGCGATATGGTAAATCCCATTCGTGCTATAATACTCTTGTTCATGCATATTATATCTTTCCAAAGGGGAAAATTACACAAGTAACACCATTTGCTCGTGCGATGCCAGATGAATTTAAATTTGACACAAGCATTGACACTTTTACTGCTTACAAGATGTATATCGCATCCAAACCTTGGGTTGCATCTAATTATCTTCGTATGCCAGAACGAAAACCTGATTGGGTATGAATAAGTATCTCCTTCTATCACAAGAACACTACAAGGCATTCTTTCCAAATCATAAAATCTCATATGACTTGAAAGGACTACGACAAACTATTAAACTTATTGGAGAATGGAAAAATGAAACTGACACAAGAACAAAAACAAACAATTGAAGACGCACTTAATTCAATTCCACAATCTGTAAGAAAAGGAATGTATGGAACGATGGAAGGAATTGAAGAACAACTTGCTCGTGGTGATGAAATTGTTTTTTATATGAAACCAAATGAACTTGGTGGTTTTTCTATTGATAAAATGAAAGTTGGTGAGTGATTATTCCAAACTACACGAAATGTCGTTTGGTTATAAATAATAATAGTTATTACTCTTCTAATGGAACTCAACGGAATTACCTACAAACAATCAAAAACTTATCCTGACATTTATGTAAGTGCTTGTGGTAAAATTGTAAATGTAAAACCTATTGGAAGAGTTGATAAAAGAGATGGTTATGTTGTAGTTCGTGAAAAACGACTTCATCAACTTGTGGTAGAATGTTGGGGGGAAC